GACAGAATAGGCGATGCCAAAAGTCTTACAGAGGCATTTAATCCAGATGCAAAATTCAAGGCATTATCTGCATCCTTATCGGGAGTAGCTGGAGGATTTGCTGCTTATCAAGGTGCTATGGGATTGGTAGGAGTTGAGTCTAAAGATTTAGAAAAACAACTTTTAAAAGTTCAGTCTGCTATGGCTATTGCACAAGGATTCCAAGCACTAGGAGAGGCCAGAGATAGCTTTAAACAATTAAAGGCCGTAGCTATTGACGCATTTAATGGAATTAAAACTGCGATAGGTAGTACTGGAATAGGTTTATTAGTTGTTGCTGCCGGTGCTTTATATGCTTATTGGGACGATATTAAAGAGGCAGTAAGTGGAGTTAGTGAAGAGCAAAAGAAACTTAATGCAGCAAGTCAAAAAAACGTTGACCAAGAGAATGAAAAACTAAAAACTATAGGCAACCAAGACAATATTTTAAAACTTCAAGGTAAGTCAGAGAAAGAGATTTTAGATATTAAAATAAAACAGACTGACGAGGCAATTACTGCAAATAAAATAAACCAAGAGAATCAAATAATAAATACAAAATTAGCAGTCGAGGGAGCACAAAGAAATTACGAGATGCTAAAATCTTTTATTGATTTTATATCTATTCCTCAAAGAATATTATTTGAAACTGGTGCAAAGGCTATTAATAAAATAATTGATTTAATAAATAAAATCCCCGGCATAGACCTTAAATATAAAATTGATGAGAAGTTAGGAGACCAAGCCGTTGACTATTTATCAAAATTAGCATTTGACCCAGAGAAAGTAAAAAAGGACGGAGAGGCATCTGTAAAAGCATCACAAGACACAATTAATAAACTTTTAAATGATAGAGCCGGTTACCAATTAGGTAAAATGGCTATTGATAAAAAATCCGAATTATCGGAAGAGGAAAGACTAAAAAAATTAAAAGAGTTAACAAATAAATATAACGATGAAATTGCAAAAACACAAGACGAATTTGATTTAACAGATTTACAAAGTACACAAGACAAACTTAATGCAGATGCTAAATTTAAGGAAGACCAAATTTCTGCAGAGGAAGCATATCAATTAAAAATAACAGATATACAATACAATAGCCAATATGAAAGAGAACAAAGAGACGCAGAGGCAAGACAAAGAAAAATAGAAGCATTCCAAGACGCTGCAAATGCCGTAGGAGATGCTGCAAGAACTGGAGAGGAGTTATTGTCTTCAATTCAAGCAACCGGATTAGCAAGAGGCAAAGCCGGTCAAGCAGCGATGAAAGCACTTGCATTAGCACAAATAGGAGCAGACACTGCCATCGCAATTTCAAAGGCAATTCCAGCAGCAACAAATGCTGGTTTACAAGCTGGTTTAGTAGCTGGACCAGCAGCACCAGTTGTAACTCCAAAAGTAACATTTGCAACATATTTAGGATTAGCTGCAATGATAGCATCTAACGTAGCAAGAGCAAAAGCATTACTATCTGGAGGAGGTAGTGGTGGAGGTGGAGGAGCAACCGGAGGAGGAGCAACCGGTGGAGGTGGTATGTCTGGAGGAGCAGCACCAAGTTTTAACGTAGTAGGACAAAGTGGAGCAAATCAAATAGCTGAAAGTATAGCTGGAAGAGAAAGCCAACCAATGAGAGCATATGTAGTAGGAGGAGACGTAACCACTCAACAAGGATTAAACAGAGGCATAGTTGAAAATGCAACTTTAGGATAGTTTAACGTTATATAAAAAAATAAATTAAATGAGACTTATAGAACTTATTATTGACGAGGAAATGGAGTTATCTGGTATCGATGCAATTAGTATCGTAGAATCTCCAGCCATAGAGGAGGATTTTATTGCTTTAAAAACAGAGCAAAAAGAGTACAAATTTGCCGAAGTAGATAAAGAGAAAAAAATAATTATGGGTGCTATGTTAGTCCCAGATAAACCAATTTACAGAAGAGACGAAGAGGAGGGAGAGTATTATATTTATTTTAGTAAAGATACTATTCGCAAAGCTATGGAGTTATTCTTTGTAAATGGTAACCAATCAAACGCAACCTTTGAGCATATGGAATCAATAACTGGTTTAACTATGGTAGAGAGTTGGATAGTAGAAGACACAGACAAAGACAAATCTAAACTTTACGAATTGAATGTCCCAGTAGGTACTTGGATGGGAACTATTAAAGTAAACAACGATAAAATTTGGAATGACTTTATTAAAACTGGTAAGGTTAAGGGATTCTCTATTGAAGGATATTTTGCCGACAAAGCAAAGACACCACTTTCAAAAATTGATGACACAGAAGCCGAAATACTAGCTGGATTAGATTTATTAGAACTTCAAACACTTTTAAATTATGGCAAATAAAGATTTTAAAACACCGAGCAGAACGAGTCCAAAGAATGACAAAAGAGGTTGTTTATGTGCAGACAATAAATATTCGAGAAAATGTTGTGACGGCTCATTACAAGCACAAGGAATAGGAACTATTTACAGAAAGGCAGAATAAAAATGCAAAAAAAAATAGTAGTTCGTTATATGGATAAGAATTAATAAATTATAAATATGAAAAACACAGAAATTTTATCACGCATTAATGCGTTACTTCGCAGAAATGTGAAGTTAGAGCAACAGACTCTAGATAACGGAACTGTTATTGAAGCCGATAGCTTTGAGGTAGGGATGCCAGTTTTTGCTATTGACGGAGAAAACAAAACACCGTTGGAAGTTGGGAGTTATCTAATGGCTGATGGTACAACTTTGGAGGTTTACGAGATTGGAATGATTGGCGAATTAGCTACTCCAGCAGCAGAAGCAGAGGAAGTAGAAATGTCAACAGAGCCAGAAGAGGAAACTACAGAAGAAGCACCAGCAGAAGAGGTAGCACCGGAAACAGAAGTAGAACTAGAAGCAGTGCCAGCTACTCTAGAGGAAATCCTTACTAAAGTAATGGAAGCACTTGAGCCAAAAATGGAAGAGTTAAAATCTAAACTAGATGCTTTAGCTGCTTACCAGACTGAAATGAAAGCAACACTTTCAAGTGTATCTAAAAAAGCAACAGTACACAAACCAGCAGACACTAAAGTAAATTTAGGGAAAGCAAATACTGGAAAAAACATCTCTAATACAGAGGCCAGAATAATGGCAGCATTATCAAACTAATTAATTAAAAATAAACTTAAAAAAATAAAACAAAATGCCAAACCAACCAACGATTACCTCAAATTATGCCGGAGAATTTGCCGGTAAATATATCGCAGCTGCGGTATTAAGTGCGAACACAATCGCAAACAATGGAGTTACTGTAATTCCAAATGTGAAATTCAAGACTACGGTAAAGAAAGCCGTTATTTCTGGCCTAGTTGCAGACGCTACGTGTGATTTCACAGATGCTGGAACAGTTACTTTGTCTGACAAAGTTTTAACAGTAGCAGAAAAACAAGTAAATTTACAATTATGCAAGACTCCATTCGAGCAAGATTGGGAAGCGGCATCAATGGGTTACTCTAGTTTCGATGTTATGCCAGCAACTTTCTCTGATTTCTTTATCGCTAAAGTTTTAAAAGACATCGCTATCGATACAGAGACTTTCCTTTGGAATGCTACTAACGGACTTGGTAAATTATTGAAAACAGACGGAGCAACTGCAATCGCTACTCCGGTAGCTATTACTTCTGCTAACGTAATCGCAGAAATGGGAAGAGTAGTAGATGCTATTCCAGCAGCATTATACGGAACAGAAGACCTAAGATTATACGTTAGTCAAAACGTGGCTAAGGCCTACATCCGCAGTCTCGGGGGGTTCTCAGTAGCTGCAACTTCAAACGCTGGGGTTAACGCTGCCGGTACAACTTGGTACAATGGACAAGAGTTAACTTTTGACGGAGTTACAATCTTTGTTGCAAATGGTTTACCAGCTAACACAATGGTAGCTGCTCAAATCTCAAACTTATTTGTAGGATTCGGTTTAGCTGACGATGCAAACGTTGTTAAAACGATTGATATGGCCGATATTGACGGAAGCAAAAACGTTAGATTTATTGCACGTTTCTCAAGAGGTATCCAAGTAGGTATCGGAGCAGATGCAGTTACTTACGGAATAGCATAATTAAATTAAATGCCTCTCTGAAATACGGGAGGCTATTTATTAACTTTTAAATATAAAAAAATATGGCTTGTTTAATGAGTACGGGACGGAAATTACCGTGTAAGGACGTTGTCGGAGGTTTAAAGACTGTATATTTTGCAGACTATGGAACACTAGGAACTATTACTATGACTGGTGGCTCTATAAGTGCAATTACTGGAACTGGTACAAACTGGTATAAATACGATGTAAAAGGAGGGAATAATTTAGAGCAAACTATTACTTCTAGTGACGAGAATGGAACTACATTTTACGCACAAACACTTACAGTTGTATTGAATAAACTTGATGCTGATACACAAGTAGAATTACAAAAAATGATTGTAGCAAGACCTCACGTATTTGTTGAGGACAATAACGGACAATATTTTGCAGTAGGTTTAACAAGAGGATGTAATGTAAACGGGACAATTTCTAGTGGCACAAATTTGGGCGATATGACTGGATACACTTTAACAATTACATCGGAAGAGCCTATGATTGCTCCTTTTGTAAATAAAACTATTATAGGTGCTCGTACATCTCCAACGCAATTAACACCGTAATAAAGTCAGTCTATAGAGGTTTATTCGGTAACAAAAAGGGAGTGATTAGTTCACTCCTTTTTTATTTACAAAAAAAAATAAAAATACGTTATATAACTATGACAGTAGTAAACCAAGATAACGCAACTCAAAGATTTATAACTATCCCTAGAAACTACATAGAGGGAGAAACTTTAACTTTAAAAGTCAGAGACGAGCAAAAAAATACAGTCTTTACTTTCACACCGACAAATGTATATCCAAATGTTTACGATTTAGTTTACATAGACTGCAACTTGACTTGTTTATACGAGGGTGGATTCTTTGAATTAAGCGTCTTAAATAGTTCAAATGATATCTTATATAAGGATAGACTATTTTCGACTAACCAGAGTGCTGAAAACTACTCTATAAACAATGGTAATTTTATTACTCTGAATACAAATAACAACGATTTTATCGTACTTCAATAATATGAGAAAAAAAATAGAATTAAAACCTAAAAATACTGGAATAGGAATAGTCAATTTAGCAACCTATACAAGTCCTAGAATTATCGAGGTAAGAAATCAAGAGTGGGTATCTTATGGAGACGATAATAATTACTTTGGATATATTCAAGACCGTATAAATGGAAGTCCTACAAATAACGCAATCGTAAACGGAATCAGTCAAATGATATTCGGTCAAGGATTAGATGCTACGGATGCTCAAATCAAACCAGAGGACTACGCACAAGCGATGTTATTATTTGACGATAGTACAACCGAAAGACTTTGTTATGATTTGAAAGCTATGGGACAATGTGCTATTCAAGTTGTTTATTCAATAGACAGAACTAGAATAGTAGAATGTAACCACTGGCCTATAGAAACTTTAAGAAGTGGAAAATGTAACGAGGACGGAGAGGTAGAGTTTTATTTTTATGCAGATGACTGGACTAAAGTATCTAGACAGAATCCTCCAAGACCTATACCAGCATTTGGTACAAGTCAAGAGAGCGAAGAAATTTTATATATTAAACCTTACAAGACTGGATTCTATTACTACTCGCCACCAGATTGGCAAGGAGGATTACAATACTGCGAACTAGAGGAAGAAATAAGCAACTACCATTTAAACAATATAATGAATGGACTTGCTCCGAGTATGTTAATCAACTTCAATAACGGAACTCCAACAGAGGATGAGCAAAGAGACATCGAAAGAGCAATAACACAAAAATTCTCTGGAACTTCAAACGCTGGAAGATTTATTTTATCGTTTAATGACTCAAATGATTACGGAGCAACTATTACTCCGGTCCAGTTGAGCGATGCTCATAATCAATACCAGTTTTTAAGTGACGAAAGTATGCGTAAAATAATGGTATCGCATAGAGTTATAAGTCCTATGTTATTAGGTATTAAAGATAACACCGGATTCGGTAACAATGCAGACGAATTACAGACTGCAACTATCTTAATGCAAAATACAGTAATAAAACCATTCCAAAACTTAATCATAAAAGAGTTAAATAACATACTAGCTTATAACGGAATCACTTTAGATTTATACTTTAAAACTTTACAACCTTTAGATGCAGTAAATGACTTAACTATAACTGAAAAATCAAACACAATTATAGACGGAATAAACTCATTAAGTCCATTGGTAGCTAATAAAGTACTAGAGTCTATGACTGCTGACGAGATTAGGTCTTTAGTAGGTTTAAAATCTGCAATACAACAAGCAGCACCAGTACAAACTTTAAGCGATGACCACGAATGTTTTGATATTAATTCTTTTGACGGAGAAGTGGTATCGGATGAGTGGGAATTGGTAGATAAAAGAGAGTTTGACGATAATAATTCAAGTATTGAAGACTGGGCAAAGCAACATATAACTCCAAAAAAAGACACAAAGCTAGGAGGATTTATTAAAAGCAGTCCAAGTCAACCAAGTTATTTAGACAAAGACATTTATAAAGTACGTTATGAGTATGCAGAAAAATACAAGAGTACAAACTCTAGAGAATTCTGCGTAAATATGATGTCACGAACAAATAGCGGAGTAGTATATCGCAAAGAGGATATAGATATGGCTTCGTTTCAAGGAGTAAATAATGAATTCGGACACAAGGGCGAGAATTACTCTCTATTCAGATTCAAGGGCGGTGTTAATTGTGGCCATTTTTGGAATGAGAATCTTTACAGATTAAAAACTAAAACAGACGGAACTCCTTACGTAGACAAATCTTTAGCATCTAGCGAAGAGGTTGCAAGTATAGAGGGTTACAATCCAACTCCAGCCGGTTTAATTGATTCAAAAATTGCTCCGATAGATATGCCAAACAACGGACATCACCCAAATTATAGAGGATAAATATGCCAACTACTTTATTCATAACACAGACAGACCTAAAAGCAAACACTATCCTAAACGGAAATGTAGATGCTGACTTGTTTATGCAGTTTATTAAGATTGCACAACAGATGCACGTACAAAATTATTTAGGTACTCAACTTTATAACACAATCACAACTAAAATAAATACTTCGACATTAACGGGAGATTATTTAAACTTGGTAAAAGATTATGTACAACCTATGTTGATTCATTTTGCTATGATTGACTACTTACCATTTGCAAACTACCAAATAAGAAACGGAGGAGTATTTAAACATAGAAGCGAAAACTCTGAAACACCAAGCCGAGAAGAGTTAGATATATTAGTCCAAAAGCATAGAACATTTGCAGACTTTTACGCAACTAGATTTATAGATTATATGGGTATAAACGCAGCAGCTAAATTTCCAGAGTACTGGACTAATAGAGATAGCGATATGTATCCAGACCAAAAAGCTAATCCTTGTAACTGGGTACTATGAAAGAGCCAAAAAATAAATTTATCGCATATAAGATAAAGAAAGAAAATCTACAAAAAGTTAAGCAATACTTAAGCAAACAAATCAATAAGAAATGAGTTATAATTTTACACATATAAAGGGAGATACATTTGAGGCGGTTAATTTTGCTTTAATTAAAAATAATGTAGTTATTAATCTTACCGGTGCAACGATTAGAATGCAGTTAAGAAACGAATGCGGAGGTCTTATTGCATTATCTTTGACATCGGTAGCAAATGCTGGAATAACAATTACTAACGCTGCTGGAGGCTTATTTAGAATAAACAAACAGATTATAAATATAGCATCCGGTAACTACTTATATGATTTAGAAATCTTATTTGCAGACGGAACTGTAAAGACTTGGTTAAGTGGAGAATTTTTAATTGAATGCGATATAACTAGATAAGATGCCAGATATAATAGACATAAATATTACTCCAGTAGTTGAAACGGTTAGTTTAACTATTCAACCTAATTTAACTACTATAAACGTTAACACAGTTACCGGAGGCGGAGGAGGTGGAGCAGTTACTTCTGTAAATACTTTAGTAGGAGATGTAGTTTTAAACCAAGATAATATACTAGACGGAACTACAAACAAACAGTATTCACTAACTGAAAAAAATAAACTTGCTGGAATAGCTGCCGGAGCAGAAGTAAACGTAAATGCAGACTGGAACGCTACTACTGGAGATGCTCAAATACTAAATAAGCCAACTATACCAACTGCAGTAACACAAACAAGCCAGTTAACTAATAACGGAGCAGACGGAGTTAATCCATTTATTACTGCTTTAGATATACCAACTGCTGGTACCGCTTCAACAATAGTGAGAGAGGTTAAAAATATGACTGGTGCAACCTTAACAAAGGGTACAGTAGTTTATATTAGTGGAGCAAATGGAAACAAAGCATTAGTATCAAAGGCACTAGCTACAACCGATGCTTTAAGTTCACGAACATTTGGAATGTTACAATCTGACATTTTAAACAATGGATTAGGAAACTGTGTTATCATTGGAGACATAACTGGATTGAACACTTCAACATTTTCAGAAGGCGACCAACTTTATTTATCTGGAGTTACTGCTGGAACATATACTTCAACAAAAATATTAGCACCAACACATTTAGTTTATGTTGGAAAAGTTACTCGTTCACATCCAACACTAGGACAAATCGAAGTAGGTATTCAAAACGGATATGAATTAGAAGAGATTCACGATGTTCAATTAGTAACACCTTTAGACAATCAAGGTTTAATTTATGAAACTTCAACAGACCTTTGGAAGAATAAAACTATAATTGAGGATTCTATTGTAAATGGAGTTACAAATATTGCACCAAGTCAAAATGCGGTATTTGATGCTTTAGCTTTAAAACAAAATGCTTTAAGTTACACTCCTTATAAAAATATACAAACTGGACAATCTGTTTTTACTGGAACAACCGTTGAAAGTCCTCCGATATTTACTGCAACAATACCAGCTAATGCTTTTAATAGTACTGACATTATAAGAGTGTTATTTGGAGCAAATAAAACAACTGCGTTAGGAACTTTTACTTTAAGATTAAGAATAAACACAACAAACAACGTTTCAACCGCTCCAACACTTGCATTTTATAGTGGAACAGCAACGGCTCAAACGGTTATAATTCAAAGAAATTTTAATTTGAATGGTGGCAATTTATATGGTTTTCAATTTTCATCAAGTACGTTAACGGATATTTTTGCTAGTGGTGCTGGTTTAGGCTCAATGGCTTTAAATCCAGCAAATCAATTTTTTATTTTTGCTACTATTCAATTAGCAAATGCATCAGATAGTATCATCGGTAATATGTTATCCATACAGAATTAATATGAAAACAATAATAGAAATAGCAACCAATAGAGTTATAGGTGCAACCTACTCAAATGAATGTTTAGAAACAGAAGTTTTAATCGATGAACTTTTACAAGTTCAAATGGTTAAACCTTACTTTAACTTCGACACAAGAGAGTTTTACGAGGGAGCAACACCAGCAGAAATAGAGCAAGCATTTAAAGATGCAACACCAACAGAAACTCAACTTTGGAGAGTACGAACTATTTTAAATTTAATGAATTTAGTGCCAACTATTGAAAGTGCGTTAGACCAATTAGATGAGCCAACTAAAACTGCTGCTAAAAATGTATGGAATTATGGCACAACAGTAGAAAGATATTCTCAAACTGTTTTATTCATTCAGTCAGTTACGCAAATGAGCGATTACCAAGTAGATGAGATATTCCAACAAGCAGAAGCTATACAGATATGAGACAAATTAGAAATGTAGCACATTACATATTAGGTTTTGTATTTCTTTACTGCATTGGGAATGCTACTTATGTAAATGACTTTAGGTTATTTGAAAAGGTATTTGGTTCAATAATAATTGGGTTAATATTTGGCGGTGCTATTGGGGCATTTTGGGAGTTTATAAATGAATATGCTTTTAAAATTAAACACGATATAAACGATGTTAAAAGAACTGCATTAGGAGGTGCTTTTGGCTGTTTTTTAGCTTGTTTTTATCCTAATATATACTTTATATCATTTTGGCTTTTTTATGCTTGTATAGCCATAGTAATAGCTGATTTAATAAGAGCATACAAAAATAAAGATAAATGAAAATATTAAAAGACACTTTAACTTCAAATGGCAAATGGAGTCAAAAAAGGTTAATGACATTTAGTAGTTTTTTTATTGCTTCTATTTATGCTTTTATGCCATTAGTAGATAATAAATTTGATGTTAAAGAATTTGTCTTTTTAGGATTTTTAGGAGCGGGGGGATTTAGCTTGTTTAGGACACAAAAAAAGAATGATAATATAATTAACGAATAAAAAATGATTCCACAATCTTTAAAAATCTACGCATTGAATACTGCATCTATGATAATATCATTCAGTAATATTGAACAAACATTAAAAATAATTCTTTTAACTGTATCGATAGTCTATACAATTATACAAACCTTTAAATTAATAAATAAAAAAGATGACACAAATAAGTAAACATTTAACTCTAGCAGAATTAACACATTCAGAGACTGCAATCAAATTAGGAATAGTTAACGCTCCTACTCCATTACAAATTGAAAATCTTAAGACATTAGCTTTAAAAGTATTTGAGCCAGTACGTGAACATTTCGGAGTGCCGATTCATATCTCATCCGGTTACAGAATTATGAATCTTAACCAAGCACTAAAAGGAAGTATAACTAGCCAACATTGTAGCGGTCAAGCAATCGACATAGATATGAAAGGCGACAAAGTTAGTAACGCTCAAATATTCCACTGGATTAAAGACAATTTGAAGTATGACCAATTAATCTGGGAGTTTGGAGATAAGAAAAATCCAAATTGGGTACACGTTTCTTATTGTGATAAGAACAGACAACAAACTTTAAGAGCAGTAAAAGTTAACGGCAAAACTCAATACGAGAAGTTTTAAGCAATCAAAATACATTTTTGGTATACTTATATAGTTTTTAAATTATCGTCCTTTAAAACGCTTTAAATTGATTAATTATGATAATAGCAATCTTACTTGTATTAACTTTATTCGTAGTAATTAATTTTGCAAACTGCGATATTATTTTTGCACCGATTAAAGGTTTGATGTTTGGAGCGTTATATAACGATGAAATATTCGATGATGAAACAGAGCATACTATCCAAGTATTGCTCTTTTTTTTCTCTTTAAATTTCATCTGGAGTACATTTAAGGAATAAATTTAGTAAGAATTTTATCACTCTGGTAACTCCTATAAAATAAGGGATTTTTCGCCAGTTTAAAGAAAAAGAAAAAGTAAGGTAAATATACCTTTATTAAAAATTTGTTGATAAAATAGCCTTTAAAATCGATTTTAGCGTTTTTTTTGTAGAGATTTACATAAAATAACTAAAAATAAAATTATGTCAAAATACCAGTATTTACATAGTAAAATATTACCTCTAATAAATTTTAATTTTAATAATACAGACATCGCAAGGGAGTTAATTCCAGATGGAGATTATACAGAAATTGAAAATTTAAGGAAGTATGTAGCTAAAATTAGAACGCAAGATTTACAAAATTTAGAGCCATATACTTTTGGTAATAAAAATAACATTTTAATAATTGGAGACTTACACGCTCCATTTAATTTGCCAGACTATTTAGAATTTTGTCTTGAGCAACAAAAAAAGTTTAAATGTGGTACTGTAATTTTTATCGGAGACGTAATAGATAATCACTACTCAAGTTATCACGAGAGTGACCCAGACGGAATGAGTGCCGGAGATGAACTAGATATTGCGATTTGCGATC